GAAGCTCCTGTGAGGTATACTCATAGGAGCTTCATACGTTAGGGGATACAGTTGAAGAACAAGAGATATATAGAGTTCGCCAAGAGAGTGGCGGAACAATCAGATTATGGAAAGTTTAGGCACGGCGCCGTCCTTGTGAAGGGCAGTTCCGTTCGTAAAATTTCCTGCAACAAGCATCGGCACTGTAGTTTCGGCGCGAGATTTCGTAGAGAGGGTCATGGCGAAGCCACCCTCCACGCAGAGTTGGGAGCCATCCTAGGGATGGACCGCTCCACCACACAGGGTTCCACAGTTTATGTGGCCCGCATCAACAGAGAGGGAGAGGCCCGCATTAGCAAGCCGTGCCCTATGTGCGAAGCAGCCATGCGTCATGTGGGCGTGCGTCGCGTCTATTATACTAATGAACATGGCAAGATTGAGAGAATGAGACTATGAAAAGAGTGATGATCATCGACGCCCTGAACGCCTATTTCAGGGCCTTCATCGTCAATCCCAGCCTCTCGGTCCACGGACAGCCCATCGGGGGCCTCAAGGGCTTCCTAGGCATCCTACAGAAGCTCTGTCGTGACATCAAGCCGGACACCGTGATGATCATCTGGGATGGCCCGGGCGGTTCCCGCAAGAGGCGCGAGCAAAACAAGAACTATAAGGAGGGGCGCAAGCCCATCCGAGTCAATCGACAGACCGACCTCACCGACGAGCAGCAACGCGCCAATATGGCATGGCAGCAGCTGCGTTTGATGGAGTATCTCAATGAACTGCCAGTCATTCAGCTACGCTTTGATGAGGTAGAAGCCGACGATGTAATCGCTTATGCCACTCAGGTGGATCATCTTAAGGGCTGGGAGAAGGTTATCGTCTCTAGTGACAAGGACTTCCTTCAACTATGCAATGATGAAACAGTTTTGTTCCGGCCGATTCAAAAGAAGGTTCACACTAAGTTGAACATCGTGGAGGATTTCGATATCCATCCGCGCAATTTTGCTATGGCTCGTGCTATCGCCGGGGATCCCTCTGACAATCTCAAGGGCGTCCCGCGCGCTGGCCTAAAAAGTATTTCAAAAAACTTAAATTTTTTAAGGGAAGATAAGGACGCAACATTGCAGGAGATTTTCGATTGTTGTCTTCAAACTGAGTCAAAAGCTAAGTTTTTCACGAACGTTTTGGAGTACAGAGATGTAATTATAGAGAACTATAAATTGATGCAACTCTATGCGCCGGCTCTTTCGTTACAGTGTCGCGACAAGGTGCATTATGCCCTGGAAAATTTTGAATATGATTATAATAAGACCGAGGTTATCCGAATGATGAATCAGGATGGGTTTGGGGTCTTTAATTGGGACGATTTGCATGCCACAATGAATCGTATTTGTGTTGACAAGGCTCTCCAAAAGTAGTAGCATAGGGGAATGGGAACAGCAATGAAATTGAATGGTGAGGTGGTTAGCTTTTCGAAGTATGGAAAGTCTTTCCAAGAAAAGCTGTGTGTAGTAATTTTAGACGACCGATCTTTCGCAGATCAGATTGAGGAGGTTTTGGATGTTAACTTTTTAGAGTTGAACTATCTTAAGTTGTTTTTGAATAAGATTTTTTCATACCGACAGAAGTATGGAGTGCACCCCTCCCGCGATATTATGAAGACCATTCTTCGGTCGGAACTCGACAACGAAAATGAGCTTACAACCAAGCAAACCCGAGAGTTCTATGTGCGCAGTCAGGTAACCGAGGTTCAGGACGTCGATTACATTAAAGATACCGCGCTGGATTTTTGTAAGAAGCAGAACCTTAAGTCTGCCATGGTGAAGTCCATTGGTCTACTTCAGAATTCATCGTTCGATGAAATCTCTCAAGTCATTAACGACTCTCTCAAACTAGGGATGGACAATGACGCAGGCTATGACTATAAGAAAGACTTTGAAGAGCGCTTCAAGCCACGCTTCCGTAACCCGACGAGTACCGGCTGGGAACTAATTGATGATGTTTGCAAGGGTGGCTTGGGACAAAAAGAACTGGGCGTTGTAATCGCCCCCACTGGTGCGGGCAAGTCTATGGCTCTCGTCCACTTGGGCGCTCAGGCTCTTCGCGAAGGTAAGACGGTGGTACACTATACTTTGGAACTTCAAGATACGGTTGTGGCGACCCGCTATGATTCGTGTCTAACCAAAATTCCACTACAGAATCTGGCTTCTTTCAAAGAGCAGATTTATGAGGAGGTTCAGGACATTCCTGGCCGACTTATTGTGAAGGAGTATCCTACCAAGACTGCTAGCACTCAAACTATCCGGAATCATTTAGAAAAGCTGCGAATGCGCAAGGTTGAAATCGATATGATCATTGTAGACTACGGAGATTTATTACGGCCTGTTCGTTATCTAAAAGAGAAAAGGAACGAACTTGAATCTATTTATGAAGAGCTGCGAGGTATTGCAGCAGAATACGAGGCACCAGTGTGGACCGCATCACAGACCAATAGGTCTGGACTTAACGCAGAAGTCATTACAATGGAATCAATTTCAGAAGCATTCAACAAATGCTTCATCGCCGATTTTATTTTTACTATCTCACGGACAATTGAGGATAAAACGGCGAATACTGGACGCCTCTTTGTTGCTAAAAACCGTAACGGCCCAGATGGCTTAGTTTTTCCTCTTTTCATGGACACATCTAATGTGTGTATTAAGGTGCTTGAACCATCTGAAGAAGGTGAGCTGGTAGAGGTGAGTGTCAAGAAACAAAAAGACAATTTGGTTGAGAAGTATCAGAAGTTTAAAAAGAATAGGGGAGGTTCGTGATGTTTGAGGAAACAGAGGTGCGAGAGGCAACTCTTGAGTATTTTGGTGGCGATGAACTGGCAACAAATGTTTTTATGACAAAGTATTGCTTGCGTGACCAACGCGGAAACTTTATGGAAAAGACGCCGGACGATATGCATCGACGGCTTGCCAAAGAGTTCGCTCGGATGGAGGACAAGTTTATTACGCGCAAGTCCAATCACCTGACCGAGTCAGAAATCTACAGGGTTCTTAAAAACTTTAAGTACGTTGTGCCACAGGGCTCCCCGATGATGGGAATTGGAAACAACCATGTTAACGTGTCTCTTTCTAATTGTGTTGTGATTGAGAATCCGGACGACAATGTTTCGTCTATTATGGATGCCGGCAAAGATCTTGCTAATCTTTTTAAGCGACGTTGTGGCGTGGGCCTCGACATTAGTGGACTTCGCCCGGCTGGGGGCATTGTTAATAATTCTGCTCGCACCACTACGGGGGCTTGGAGCTTTGCTGATTTCTACTCTTATGTCTGCCGTATGATCGGACAGAATGGCCGACGCGGAGCCCTAATGATTTCGATGGATGTACGCCACCCTGACATCGAAAAATTTGTCACGATGAAACACAACCTCACTAAAGTCACAGGCGCCAATGTGTCCGTTAAAATTAGCGACCACTTCATGGAGGCCGTAGAAAAGAAAGAATCGTTTGTACTTCAGTTCCCTGTCGATGCAGAATACCCCCAGTACACGGCTGAGATTGATGCCGCGTCTTTGTGGGACACCATTATAAAGTCAGCCACCACGACTGCCGAGCCCGGGCTCCTTATGTGGGACACTATTACCAAGAACTTGCCCGCCCACTCTTACCCCGGCTTTGAAACCAAGACTACTAATCCGTGTGGGGAGATCCCACTTTCAGCCTACGACTCCTGTAGGCTTGTTTCTTTGAATTTAAAAAGTCTCGTAAAAAATTCTTTTGAAAAAAATGCAAACTTTGACTTCGAAAAGCTTAAGGAAGTTACATCTGTGGCGATGCGATTGTCAGATGATTTGGTGGAACTTGAATTAGAAAAGCTACAAAACATACGCAACGTGGCAGATAGTGCTGATGAAAAAAGTCTTTGGACTAAACTTTATGGCGCCGCATTTAACGGCCGTCGGACTGGTCTAGGTACTCACGGCTTGGCCGATGCTATCGCATGCCTTAATCTGGCCTACGATAGCCCCGAAGCCCTTGTGATCATTGAGAAAATCTATCGCACCTTACGGGACGCAGCCTACGAAGAGAGCGTCTACCTCGCCCAAGAGCGGGGCTACTTTCCGGCCTTTGACTGGAGCGTTGAGGAAAACAACGAGTTTATTCAACGACTACCCGAGGAGCTTAAACGGTTGATAGCCGAGCACGGCCGCCGCAACATTTCAATTTTGACAAATGCCCCTACTGGCTCCGTGTCTATTATGTCCCAAACATCTTCGGGCCTCGAACCTGTTTTTAGGAACAGCTACATCCGACGACGCAAGCTCTCGCATGATGAGCAACATCTGCCAGCCGACCACGTGGATGAGTTGGGGGACCGATGGGTTGAATATAAAGTTTTCCACCACAATGTTCAAGCGTGGCTGGAGAAGAATTCGCTTAGCCATCAAGCCACCCCGAAGGTCCCTGCGTTCTTTGTGGAGTCAGATAACATTGATTGGCAACAGCGCGTTGCAGTTCAGTCGGTCATTCAGCAGAGCATCGACCACAGTATTAGTTCTACTATTAATCTACCGAAGGGGACAGACCATCAGTTAGTAGGCGAACTCTATATGGAGGGATGGCGCCAGGGTCTAAAAGGAATTACAGTTTATGTGGACGGTTCTCGATCGGGAGTCCTAGTGTCTAAAAACGACGACACTGAGACCTTCCCGCAACACACAGCACCCAAGCGCCCCATCGAACTGCCATGCAACATCCACCATACCACCATTCAGGGTGAGAAATGGGTCATCATGGTTGGCCTTATGGAGGGGAGACCCTACGAAGTGATGGGGGGTCTTTCTAATCTTATTGAGATTCCTCGTGCCAAGGCGGCGGGCACACTGGTTAAACACCCTCGTAAATCTATGAACTCTGTTTATGATTTGCATGTGGGAACGAACGGCGACACCGTGATAGTAAAGGATCTTGTCAGTGTTTTTGATAATCCCAATCATTCAGCTTTTACGCGTATGATTTCGTTGGGGATGAGGCACGGTGCTAACATCCAATATGTGGTGGAACAACTTCAGAAGGATCGCGATAGTGATATGTTTAGTTTTGCTAAGTGTATTGCTCGTATTCTTAAGAACTATATTCCGGATGGTCAAGAGGCCACCGAAAAAACATGCGGAGAATGCGGCACCGAAGGCTTAGTATATGTTGAGGGCTGTGTAACCTGCAATAACTGTGGCTTTGCTAAATGTGGATAGGAGAAAAACATGACAACACTTACACCAGTTAATAACTACCTTTGGGTAAGAACACCCGAAGAAGAACAGCCCGGAGACGGCGGCATCTTACTGCCCCAGGATTACCGCTCTGTAGAGAGCCCTTTTGCAGTGGTTGAAGTAGTCAACTGCTCAGGCGAAAACGGAACCATATGGGGCCCCGGCTTGCAGATTGTCGTGGAAGCACATATGCTCCGGGACGTCCAGCACAACGGCGAGACTTTCACGGTCATCAAGGAAAACCACGTAATCGGGATTCTGTCAGAAAACTCTTGACCTAACCAATCAGCGGTGCTATACTAGCACTATGATGAAGCCCCCTCCTCTTGAATACACCATCGACAACATAGTCCTTGGCTGGCGCGAGGAGCCGGTGTCATTTGCGCGGGAGCACGGCTATCACCTGATTGTGAATAGCGACCAGCGCCCCTTTAATCACTTCGTTGGATACCAAGATATCAAGAGCAAGTGGTACGAGGACATTTTTGATCTCGGGATGAGATCGTTGCTCCCCGTTCCCTTTGACGTTCAGACCGTCGGCTTAACGGAGGAAGGACGCCTTAAGGTGGTCACGACGGGTAACACCAAAGTCCTTATTTGCTTTAAAAAATTGCATATATTTGACCTTGATAATTGTGGGAATATTGGCGCCGAAGAGGCGGTGGAAGACTATTTAGTACACGATATGTTCGACATTGTACAGGGCTCCCGACTAGGACCCCAGATTGTACTGAGAGTACACGATAGTTTTGTAAAAACCGTTCATTTCGTGCCCTCCAACCGAGTTGACAGGAATTCAGACGGAGCCTTCAAGGACATCATCACCACCAGTATCATTAGCGAAGCAGATATCAAGAGCTTCGATTGTTCCGAAACTATTATTCGTATTCTTTTAGAACGTAAGTTTAAGGAACACCAGATCAAGCAGCTGAACGGCAGAAGTCTCAAAATTGAACATTCGTATCGACAAGCCATCAAGAATAAGTTTTCTTTTAAGACGCTTCCCGACCTGGACGAAAGAATAGTTTTGCATGAGCAAGATTAATATGCCCGGGATCATTCCCGTTGCGGGTGTTAACACCGAGTTTGGAATGGAATGGGATTCGTCTTTGATGCCCGTCGCTCCCAGCTATACCGCCCTAGAGGCCGCAGTTTATGAATGCCTGCACGCTGGCTGCACCTCTGTCTGGGTGGTGGCGAATGATGACATCGCGCCGCTCCTGCGCTACCGGCTAGGAGAGTATGCTACGGACATAGATAGCATCCAGCGCGGAACCTTTGCTCGCTACGGAAGCGCGAAGCACTTAGAGGTGCCCATTTACTACGTACCCATTCATCCCAAACACCGGGGGAAAGTAGATAACTATTCCTGGTCTATTATATATGGAGCCAATGTTGCTTACTGGATTCACATGAAGTTTTCACGCTGGGCCCAGCCCGATCGTTATTACGTTTCTTTTCCGTTAGGGATGATGGACCCCAAGGAGGTCCTGAGGCATCGTTCTATACTACGTAAGGAGTCCCCTTTTTATTTCTCCCACGAAGGAAAAACTGTTAAAGATGGCGTTCCTTTGAGTTTTGTTATTGATCCTCCTGAATGGCGCCGAGCGAAGAGCACCATTACTACTAATGCTGCTTATTACAAGGCGCCGCCGCCCGGGGAAATGCCGTCCGAGCTTCTTCCTCCCGAGGAAAGACGGCGCTCATTGGCCTACGGCCTCCAAGATGTTTTTGGTGATGCCCCCGGCGGCACAATTGTTCAAGTAAATAGTTTTTATGACTTGACTTCATGGGCTGGCTATGTTAAATTTATATCATCGGAACTTGGTGAGAGAACGAAGCGTCCGAACACAAATACAATGTATAGGGGAAGAAACAAATGACCGAGAAAAAGATTCCTTTCGTAGGGCTCCATGCACACAGCGTAGCGGGTTCTATTTTTGATGCCATCGGCTATCCAGATGAGCATATGGATTTTTGTTATGAGAACGGGGGCGAAGCACTTGCCCTCACAGACCACGGGAATATGAATGGGTTCTCACACCAGTTCTTACACTGGCAAAAGATGAAGGACGAAGGGAAGGAATTTAAGCCTATCTTTGGTGTTGAGGCATACTTCTTGCCCTCCATTGACGAGTGGCGCGCTGACTATGACCGCATCAAGGAGGATAAGAAGCTTGCGAGATCACTGGCAAAACAGGGCGACACGTCCGGTGCCACCGTTGAGGACGAAGACGCTTCTAAGAAGGCTATCAAGTCCGTTATCAATCGCCGGAGACATCTAGTCCTACTGGCGCAGAATCAGACCGGACTAAACAACCTGTTCAAGCTGATCTCGGAATCCTATCGAGAAGAGAACTTCTATAGATACCCGCGCGTAGACTACAAGCTCCTCGACAAGTACTCCGAAGGTGTCATCGCTTCGTCTGCTTGTTTGGGGGGTCCCTATGCAGGCAACTATTGGGCTAACCGAGAGGAAGGGCCCGAGGCTGTAAGGGAAGCGATGAGAGAAACCAGTCGACGTTTTGTAGAGATCTTTGGGGATCGCTGGTACGGCGAACTTCAATGGAACAACATCGCAGAGCAGCACGAATTGAATCAGTACATTATCGAGGTGTGCAAAGAGTTTGATATCACGCTGATCTCAACGGCCGACAGCCACTATCCTAACACCGAAGCTTGGAAGGACCGAGAGCTATACAAACGCCTAGGCTGGCTCGGTAAGGGAACTCCTGCTTGGGCTGAAGATAATACAGAACTTCCCGCGGGCGTCGAAGAGATTGGTTATGAGTTGTACCCAAAGAATGGCAACCAGATGTGGGACGCTTATAAATATTATTCCAAGACGGGAGGGTTTGAGTACGATGACCAGCTTGTTATGGATTCGATTACGGAAACACACAACATTGCTTTCGGTCGCATCGAGGACTTCACCCCAGACACCACTGTAAAACTGCCTGACTTTGTGGTCCCTGCGGGTTTCACAGACGCAGAGGCACTTGTGAACTACGCCTTGGAGGGGCTGCGACAACGCGGCTTACATGAGAATGAGGAATATACCGATAGACTTCAGATGGAACTTGATGTTATCGAGGACCGGGGGTTTAGTAAATACTTCCTCACTATGAAGGCTATTGCGGATAAGGCTAACGAAGTCCAATTGACTGGCCCAGGCCGCGGGTCCGCGGCAGGTTCGCTCGTGGCCTATGTCCTGAACATCACACAGATTGATCCCATCAAGTATGGGCTCCTCTTCGAGAGGTTTTTACGCAAGGATGCGACGGATTATCCTGATATCGATTATGATGTCGCCGAGCCGATGCTTCTTAAGGAAATGCTCATGGAGGAGTGGGGCGAGTCCTCGGTGGTTCCTATTTCAAACTGGAATACACTTCAACTGAAGTCTCTGATCAAGGATATCTCAAAGTTCTATGGAATTGAGTTCGGGGAAGTAAACAAAGTCACATCAAGCATGATTTTTGAGGCAACACCAGCAGCCAAGATGAAGCACGGCATCAAGGCCGGGGTGTATGCCCCCACTTGGGAAGAGGTGATGGAACTCTCTCCTTCCTTGCGCGGGTTCCTAATAAAGTATCCGCACATTAAGACACACGTTGAGGCATTGGTGGGTCAGGTTCGTTCCTGCTCTCGTCACGCGGGGGGTGTTTTGATTGCAGATGACTTGAACGAGCATATGCCTATCATTAGTTCGGGCGGAGTCCGGCAATCTCCATGGTCGGAGGGACAGAACGTCCGACACTTGGAGCCGCTTGGGTTTATTAAGTTTGATTTGTTGGGACTCTCAACTCTTCGAATGATCGAGGGTGCGATTCGACACATCTTGAAGAGACATCATAACAACCCAAGTCCAACGTTTGAGGATGTGAAAGAGTTTTATGATAAGAATCTCCATCCGGACGTCATTGATTTTGATGATCAAGTCGTGTATAGAAACATTTTTCAGCGAGCAAACTTCGCGGGAATTTTTCAGTTCACGGAACAGCGCGCACAGGAATTCTGCGCGAATGCAAAGCCGAAGTCCTTGATTGATATCTCGGCAATCACCTCGATCTACCGACCCGGACCGCTCTCGGCCAACGTGCACGAGCAATACATTCAAGCCAAAGCAAACGCGCGCGATATCGATTACATTAATGAGCACGTGAAAGACGTAACTAGGGAGACGTACGGGTTCCTAATCTTTCAGGAGCAGATCGCATTGCTTGCGCACAAGCTTGGCAAGAACCTAACACTGGACGAGGGCAACCTTCTGCGGAAGGTGCTGACCAAGAAGGGAACCGGGAAAGAAGCCAGAGTCAAGAAGGTCCTCCGTACCAAGTTCATCGATGGGTGCGTAGAGAAAGGCATTCGTCATGGCGAAGCCGAGGATATGTGGGAGAGGTTTGAGTACTTCTCCGGCTACGGGTTTAACAAGTCCCACGCAGTATCCTACTCGGCTATCTCGTTCCAGTGCGCGTGGTTATACAACTACTACCCGGTAGAGTGGATGGCGTCGTTCCTCGACAAGGAACCCGAGAAGCGCAAAGAGAAGGCAATCAACATCGCCAAGTCGAACGGCTTTGAGATTGTGGAAGCCGACGTTAATACCTCTTCGTTTGTCTGGGAGATCGATCCCAACAACGACAAGCGGTTGGTGCAGCCACTGGCAGGCCTCAAGGGTCTGGGTGATGCGGCCATCGAACAAATTGTCGCGAACAGGCCGTTCAATGATATTGAGGAGTTCCTCTTCCATGATGACATCGTGTATAGCAAGCTGAACAAGAAGGCGCTCGATGTGCTGGTACGTTCGGGAGCGCTGCACAACCTGATGGACGAGAGGTTTACCGGACGTAAGCACTTCTGGTCAGCAGTTGCTGTTGATCGGGTGTATAGTCGGAAGAAGTTCCTGGAGAACATTGAAGAGTATAAGGCCGAGGGCGACTTTACCACCGCAGAGGAAATTGATAACCTTACGACATTGACAGGCATCTTCCCGATGCACCTTGTCATGACTGACGCGGTGCGCACGAAGCTGGAGAATTATTTCGTCCCGGCCATTTCAGACTATGACCCTGAGTTGGGGCTTGTTTGGTTTATCCCGCGCGAGATTGTTAGGAAGAAGACAAAGAACGGAAAGCCGTACTGGATCGTTGCAGTAATTGATTCAAATTCAATGTTGACAAAGTTCCGCTGTTGGGGTATAGTAGAAGGTAAGGATAGGATTCACCTGAACCGTCCCTATATGGGCAAACTAGACTTTGATCCAGCGTGGGGATTTTCAACAAGATCCATCAGAAGAAACTTGAGACTACTAGGATAATACATGGCGCTGAGTAGAGACGAAAAGAAACGTATTGATGTGCAAATTAAAGCATATCAAAATTGTATTAAACATTTTCGCGTTGCAATAAAAGCACTTCGCGAACAAAGGAAAGGCAAGTCCCTCGCCAATGCTCAGATTGTGGTGGGGGGACCAACTGGCCAATCTGCGGTTATAAAAAAGATTAAAAACTAAAGAACTGGGTTGACACCCAGTTAACAATATGATAATATAAGTCATTGAAGTAAGGAGAAAAAATGTCACGACAAAAATTTGCAAAATTTGACCCCGAGCACGGTGAAGAAGATTTGGAAGAGATCATCGAGATCTATACCAAGATCTTTTTAGATCCTGCCTTTCAACGAATGGGAGGGTTTGAGAATGGTTCCGGCTGGGACATAAAAGCATTCCGAAAGTATATTAAAAAGAAGACGACAGGCATGACCGGTAATGATATTTTGTTGGTTGACTGCGCGGAAGCGCTTCACTATGCCTCGCGTCAGGGATGCCAGCTATCAATTGCTTATTATACTAACGTGCTTAATATGTCTATTGAACGTAGACTCGGCGACACAGTCTATGGCTCGTCCGCGGCACAGTATGTTATTGTCGATGGAAATAATACGTCGAGTTGTATCTATTGGTATTTTAAGGACGCCTTCAAGGCACACGTCTTTGGCTCAAAGAAGCTCCGATACTACAGCGAGCTGCCCAAGAAGGAACAGAAGCAATATCTCCGTCGCACCTTTGGTAGTGTGATTAAGCTTAGGCGTATTTTGCGTCCCGAGATTTCCGAACTTTTCTATGATTTGAATCAAAGCACAAAGCTTAATGATCAAGAGTCGCGACAGTGTACCTTTGGTGACCTCTCTGATTATTGCCGCGACATTGCCAACAAGTACAAGGAAGCGTTCACCACAACTGTATTCAGAAAGTCGGAGCACCTGGACAAGCGGTGCCATGAAGAAACCTTCGCAGCCTTTGTTCTTTATGAGGACTGCAACCGCGCCACGTCTGTCAAGAAAAAGCAACTCGATGAGTTCTATCAGAACCAGAAGTTTGCGCAGAGTGGCACTAAAAAGAAAAGTACTTCTATTGTTAAAGAGTTGTATACGATGTTGAAGGATCGTAGCTTTACCAGGGCAATTAGCAAAGGGAAGTTGCATATTTTTTGGCGTGTAATTGGCTTCCTTAAGGAAAGTGGCTATGATATTGTTGATCATGATGCACTTGGAGAAACCATAACAGCCCATCTCACTCGCAACTCGGTCACTTATTCGAAGCGCGCCTTCACCAATGAAGAGCGCCCCTATGATGACTGGTCTCACTGGGTTAAGTTTTGGAATCGTGAACATGAGGCATCCCGTCTGGATGCCTACTACATTAATTGGGTTGGGATAAACATTGATGACTGGGTGAGCGACGGCACCATCAAGTCACGCCGAACTGGTCACGACAGCTTCAGCTGGAACCAAAAGCTTGAATTGTATGTAAAGCAACACGGGGTGGATCGCTTTGGAAACAAACTATCTTCCTATGATTTGTGGGAGGGACGCCTAGAGGCCGATCACGTAGTACCGGTCGTAGCTGGCGGCAAGACCGTTATATCAAACGGCGAGGTGGGCTCTATCCACTATAACCGCACCAAGGGTGCCGCAGCCGCCGAACCCGCGTTCCCCCACCAGATGGAGTCAGCTTTCCCCGAGGACACAGAAGATGACGATTAAAGGATTTGCCTGTATGGATGGTATTGACTATCTTACCACATTAAGTAGTAAGAGTGTCGACTTGGTATTAACCGACCCTCCTTATGGAATCTCCCAGTCCACCGGCATGGATAAGTGGGTGGCTCATGTGGCTGCGTGCCGTAACAGCACCACTAATTATAAAACTGAATCCTCTTGGCGCTCCCTTAAGACAGCGCTTGAGTGGAAAGAGTGGTGTCGAAAAGGCAAGAAGAAGCCCGGCAAAGAAAGGCTTAGTGCCTTACGCGCAGCGAAGCGTAACTATCTGAAGTATGGCTCAATATATGGTGCCAAGTATGCTCTCAATACCCACTATGGAAAGTGGGATAAGGATTTTGATCCAACGCGGGACCTCCCGCAATTTCTTGAGCAGTACTATAGGGTTCTGAAGCCCGGCGGCACATGCATTATCTTTTTTGATTTATGGCAGATTAGTCACTTACAAAAGATGATGCAGGCCTGCGGTTTTAAGCAGATTAGATTTATTGAGTGGATCAAAACCAATCCACAACCCCTTAATAGCAGTCGCAACTACCTGACGAACTCCCGAGAGGTCGCCCTTCTTGGGGTGAAGGGGGGTAAGCCTACCTTCCATAGTCAATATGACAGTGGGGTGTATTACTACCCCGTTCAGGGAGGGAAGTTTCGACTCATGCCCACTCAGAAGAATACAGAACTAATCAAAGAGTTGATAGAGAAGCACTCTAATCCAGGCGATGTGGTGCTGGACACCTTCGCGGGTTCCGGAACCACTGCTATGGCTGCTCACCGCTCCGGCCGAGAATTTCGGGGGTGTGAGCTAGACGAGGAGATGTGGGAGAAATCCATTACTAGAATACAAGGAGAAATAGAATGGCAAAGAAAACAGATGGAACAAAAGGCACAAGCCGAAAGAAAAAGACAAGTATCGGTAACAGCAAGTTTACCAAAAGAGGACACCCGGGCCCCAACGGGGGAAACCGAAACTATAAAAAACCCTACAGAGGACAAGGAAAATGATTTTACAATATCATATGATTCACGGGAATGTTTATCCCCCCTCCCGCGCTAACCCCAGCGACGCTGGCCTGGATTTATGTTGGAGCCCCGACGATGCGGAAGTTAGAGGCGTGCGGATTGAGCCCGGGCAATCGAAAGTACTTCCCACTGGTTGTAAGTTCGCCATCCCACACGGATACATGCTGGAGATTAAAAATAGATCGAGCATGGCCGCTAAGCGACACCTCCTAGTTGGTGCTTCCGTGGTGGATAGCGGCTACGAGGGAGAGGTTTTTGTAAACCTCCACAACATAGGAGCCTACAGTCAGGTCCTGGAGCCCGGCGCAAAGATTGCGCAGGCGGTGGTAGTACCCGTGGTACATGCCCGTTTTGTCGCGTCCGACACGGCGGATATATACGATTGGTATCCTATCACGATTTCGGAGCGAGGCGACGGAGCACTCGGAAGCACCGGAGAATAGAGTGTCCGACAACGCTGATCTTCCGTCACCACAGAAGAGAACCTTATACTTGGCTGCCCAAGTAAATCAGAAATCGATGAACGACCTCACCAAGGCCATCATCCAAATTAATGATCACGATCGCCACTTAGAAAAGCTGTATCCCATTTATGATTTGGAGTACAAGCCGAAGCCCATCAAGATATATATTGATTCATATGGGGGCGCCGTCTATCAGTGCATGGGATTGCTGGGGGTGATAGAGCAGAGCGTCACACCGCTTCACACCATCGCAACTGGCGCAGCAATGTCCTGTGGTTTTATGATTTTAATATCCGGACATCGACGCTTTGGATACAAGCACTCTACTCCTCTTTATCATCAGGTATCTACTGGTTTTTATGGTAAAGTAAAAGACATGGAACAAAGCCTGGCAGAAACAAAACGTCTTCAAAAGAAGATTGAAGATATTACCTTTGCCCGAACCAAGATCTCAAAGAAGAAGCTAGAAGAAGTCCTAGAGAACAAAGTAGATTGGGCGATGACAGCCGAAGAGGCCTTGGGTCTCGGTGTCATTGATGAAATCTTATGAGAAAGATCCGCAAGGTTAACACCAACAAAAGAAAGAAGGAGCGTAAAGTGAAACAGCAGGAGCTTCAAGAGCAAACCTCTCTCCTGATGAACCATCCCCAAGACTGTTGCATATGTAATGCACCCTTTGTGCGTAGTCCAGAGACAGTCAACACTTGGAAGGTTACAGTCATCCGGGAGAAGAAGCGGGTGCGCCTCACGTGTCCAACTTGTTGGGATAAGTTTGCGGCACAACACCTACACGAAGGAACCAGGCCATGAAAAAGATAAAGGGAAATACCCCTAAGGGTTTAACATACGACGACGTCTTGCTTGTCCCTCAATATTCTGATATTAGAAGTCGCTCTGAGGTGAGCATGGCCACAACCCTCGATGTCGCCTACGCAGAGGTACCGTTGCGCCTCCCCATCATTGCTAGCCCGATGGACACGGTCTCCGAGGACAAGATGGGTGTTGCGATGTGGGAGGAGGGCGCCCTAGCTGTGGTTCATCGCTACAACACCATTAACCAACAGCTCGACATGATGGATCGCATTATTGTGGGGGCACAGTCTAATGCCGCCGCCGCGATAGGCACTTCGGGAGACTACTTAGAGAGAGCAACAGCCCTTTATGGTGTGGGTGTTAGAATCTTGTGTGTGGATGTGGCCCATGGTCACCACATACTAATGAAGGAGGCGCTCCACGAATTACGTGGCCATCTCGGAGACTCGATTCATATCATGGCGGGCAATGTTGCAACGTTGGAGGGTTACAATGACTTGGTCGATTGGGGAGCCGACAGTGTACGCTGCAATATTGGCGGCGGTTCTATTTGTTCAACTAGGATTCAGACTGGCCACGGTGTTCCGGGTCTGCAGACAGTATTGGACTGCGCGGCATCAGACAGACAAATACCGATTATTGCCGACGGAGGAATCCGGAATGCCGGAGATATTGTCAAGGCTTTGGCGGCTGGGGCTGACTTCGTTATGCTTGGGTCTTTGCTTGCAGGTACTGATGAGACTCCTGGCGACGTCATAACTACGCGTGATGGTAAGTTTAAGTCTTACCGTGGCATGGCTAGTAGGGACGCACAGATAGAATGGCGCGGAAAGACTTCTTCCTTGGAGGGGATCGCCACTACTATTCCTTGCAAGGGGTCTGTGCGAGATGTGCTGCGGGATCTGGAACGAGGGATTCGTAGCGGCCTATCCTATTCGGGCGCCCGCACCATTAAAGAACTTCAAGAGAAGGCGTTGTTTGTGCGCCAAACTAGCAGCGGCCAGTTGGAAAGCTCCACCCATATTTTAAAACGATGACTGTTACAACCCCCAAGTCCGTGCTAAGTTTTTATTTAGATCCCAAGTTACATGAGGATCTGCGCATTCGTTTATATTATGACGAGATTAAAAATCAGAGTGAATTTTTTAGACTCTGTGTTGAGTCCTATCTGGGACAAAATGAATTGTTCATGAAGTTTTTGGATGACTACCGCATCAATAAAAAGGTGCAGTCCAAGAAAAGAGTGGATCAATCTACGAAGCTGCGCGGCAAAGGCCAACAGCTGTTGGAAGATTTGGCCCTCACGGAGACAGACGTAGAAAATATATTTGATTTATTGGAAGAGGAGTTACCAGAGTTATGAAAGAGTGTGCACTGGAGTGTCATCTAGCAGGAGTGAATTGCCAAAACCAAACCTGTCGTCTATTTATAGAGTACGAAGAGGATCTGAATTGTACCTTGGTAGCGGTCGAGAAACACGGCCCGATGACTTTAGAAGAAATTGGTCGGCGCCATCACGTTAGTACGGTACGAGCAAAACAAATCTTGGATGCGTCCTTGGTTAAATTAAAAAAGACATTAGTGAAAGAAAATACTATTTAAAAGTAGCATATTGCAATATGTCGTAGGAGAAATTAATTATGTCAAGCAAAAAGAACCTTCTGAATGAAGTGCAAGTTCGAAAGTTCATGAAACTTGCTAACCTGCAGCCCTTAGCTAGCAGCTTTGTTAATGAAATGGATTATCGTAACGATGACGAAGAGCTAGACGAGCTTCGTACTGGTATTCGAGGAGGCCTACGGCCCAAGTCCGGTGCTGCCAACCCGGGACACGGCCGAGGGCAGGGCGAAGCCCCCAATGGTTCTTTGTTTGAGCAGGAGCCCGGCCTTGAGGGAGAAGAAGAGCTTGAAGTAGGCGCCGAAGAGGAACTCCCCGGCGGCGGCGAAGAAGAACTAGAAGCTGACGTGGAGCTGGCCCCGGAGCCTGAAGGCGACGAAGGTCGTATGGTTTCTGTTGATGATTTCCTGGCTGCTCTAGAGACCGCACTCGAAGACGCTATCGGCGACGAGGTTGAAATTGACTCTGACGAGATGGAAGACGAGGAAGGTGTCGAGGCCGACGAATTCGCTCCCGAGGGTGACGAGGTCGTCGACGATGTAGAAATGGGTGCCGAGGAAGAGATGATGGAAGGGTGGGAACACCCCAAGTCCGCTAGCGGACCTGTCAATACCCACAAGGGTTCCAAGCAGCATCCCGACCACCGTAACAAGAAGAACTCTAAGGGCGAACTCGCATCTCAGGGCCCCGGCCTCGTGAAGGAAGAGGATGGTGACGAAGAGGGCGACGAGTCCGCAACCCATCCCGGCGAAAAAGACTACACCACGAAGAAGGGCGACGAGAAGAAGACGAGCGGCACGAAGCGCGGCACAAAGAAGGGCGACGAAGCCTATGTCAACGAGAGTGCCGACGATTTGGTCGAGCGTATCACCAAGCGCGTAGCAGCTCGTATCCTTAAGAGTGCATTAAGCAAGTAATACTTGACAACCAGGTTGTAATCTTGTAGAATAAGGCTGTGAGAGATCACAGCCTTTTCTATTTGGAGTTTATATGTATGAGGTAACCACCCAAGAACTGATGGTTTTTGTAGTACTAGGTTTCAGCGCTGGCATTTTTACAAGTTTTTATTTAACACGACTAATGGAGGTCGTCCACATGTGGCGCCTCGTGCGCCAAGTCGTCGCCCACTTATTGTTTATGTGCATGTCAATCGTAGAGAACGTGGAATTTCTTAATACCCTCAAGATTAAAGCAATGCATGAGGCAGAGATGAGCGACAAACAAATTCAACAATTCGAAGAAGTATGGGAAGAGACCTTGACAAACTGGAAGGACTCAGCTATACTAGCCATAGTGAGTCGGGCTCCTCCCAACTTCCGGACAATGATGCCGTTCGATGACTGGCACGGTGCGATGAAGTTCCTCACTCAAGAAAGACGAGGCAGTAATGACTAAGGATGACGAAAAGTCAGAAGAAGAATCAGAGGAGGTCTCCGAGGGCGGCGTAGTGTGCCCCCCAGACGAGCCACCGGCTCTCCTGGGTCTGTGTGGGGAGGTTAACGAGGAATCCCTCCAGGATCTGTCGGCCGGATTGATCGCCGCCAATCATAACAAAATTTTAAACGTTGATGCCACCGAGTTTGAAGACGACGAGGATCTAGAGTTTTTTATTTCTTCCAACGGCGGATCTGTGGCGGACATGTTTGCGGTGTATGATCTGATGAGAGTTGTTAAAAAGAACCGAGACATTCGGACGTATGCCTTTGGGAAGGTGTCGTCCGCTGCGGTTGTATTGCTCGCGGCAGGCACTGAGGGGAAACGTTTTATTTCTAAGAATACTCGACTCATGATACACCACTGTTCTGCAGCCGAGCAGGGCACCGTACCTAATCTTAAGACCGTTTACAAAGAGGCAGCACACGTAGAGGAAATGATGGTGCAGGCGCTAGCTGACAATTCAAAGTTAACCGTTGGGGAGATATATAATATCTTCTCTCGGAACACAGATGAATATTTCTCAGCTGAGGAAGCACTTGAAATGGGTTTTGTTGACGAAATCATCTAATTAGTATTGGCCCAAGAGGATTGACCATGAATATTGATACACTTGTAGAGAGCTTTTATAAGAAAGTGAAGGATGAAGACCT